TATCTAAAGTCAAAGAACCTATATAGTTGATATTACCTAGCTGTGCCTTACCAGTATCAGGTTCCGATGTAGTAACTGAAAAATTTAACGTGCCATCTACAGTAATATCTGCTGGGAACAAACTTGAAGCACCTTGAACTTTACTTGTTTGACCATCTCCAAATATATAATAATCAAACTTTTTACCTGATTGCACCGTAAGTGCTCCTTTTGCAGACGTAGTTCCTAAAGTCAAAATAGCATCTGCTTGTCCCCCTCCTGCGGTTGAACCA